ATTACTCTGCTATGGCAAAAGCTATGGGTCTAGAGCAAGAGAGTAATAAGCCATCAAGTAATTTAGCTAGGCTAAAAGTTTCATCTTTACCTATTATGGGGGAAGAAAAAAATGCTCAAGGTAAAATTTTAAAAGCAGAAAGAGTTCCTGCTGGTTCATTTTTTCTTGAATTACCTGACGAAGATAAAGCACATTTCTATGGAGATGGTGTTGTCATAAGACCATTTATGCAAAGATTCTCTTTAAAAAAATGGCAGAAGGATGGTGATAAAGGTTTTTTTATAAAAAGCATGATGGCAGATAATCTAAACATAGATTTAAAAGACACAAATGGTTCATTTAATTGTGGTAGACCTGCTGGTTATATTAAAGACTTCAAGAGTTTATCCGAAGACGTACAAAAACAAATCACTGCCATTGCTAGAATGAGATCTGTTTTTGGTACTGTGACTTTTAATAAAGTTATAAATAGTGATGGCACAGATTCGGATAGAGAGTTTAAAGATGTTCCTTTTATATGGGAGATTACTAGTTCTACTGCTTTCAAGATAGTTGGAGAAACTTTTAAAACATTGTCAGGTATGAAAAGACTACCAGTACAACATAAAATTTCATTAACTACTAATGAAATGAAATCTCCTAAAGGAAGTTTTTTTGTTCCTAAACTCAATATAAATTATGATCAAGTTTTAACTGTTAGTGAAAAAGATCAAGAAATTTTCGGTAATTTTATTTCTTGGATAGAAAATTTTAATGAATATGTATCAACTTCGTGGGATGAAAAAACTCGCAACAAAGTATCTGAAGAAGACATGAAAGTTGTTGACGAGTTTATTGAAGTTGATGATGATGCCGAGAAGTAATAACCCCTTCAAAGTTCACAACATTAATTACCTATCCCCTAGTAGCATCAATACATATATCACGGATACTCCCATGTGGGTAGCTAGATATTTGTTTGATGCTAAATCACAAGGTGGTGCTGGTGCTATGCGAGGTATAGCTGAAGAGTTTGTACTATCTAACAAATATGAAAAAGGTTTTTTTGACTTTGATCTTTTAGATTTTAAATTTATGTCACTATGTGCAGAATCTAATATTGATTTAGGGGATGTAAAAACAATCAAAGAAAAGAAAGTCTTGAAAGACTATGGTAATATAATAGATAAAAACTTTGACTATGACTCTCTTGAGGATTACCAAGAGAAAGTTGAGGTAGAAGTTGAGGATCTACCCGTGCCGATAATGGGATATATTGACTTCAGATTTAAAGACACTATAGTAGATCTCAAGACAACAAGTAGGATGCCTTCAAAGCCAACTGAAGCACAACATAGGCAGATGGCTTTATATTCTATGGCATATCCTAAAAAGAAAGTGGAACTGTTCTTTGCTAGTCCAAAAGACTACAAAAAGTTTCCGTTAAAGAATCTGTCTGCATACAAGAAGCAGTTAAAGAAAGTGGCTTTTAGTATACAGAAGTTTTTGTCTATCAGTGATGATAAACATGAGTTAGCATCTCTTATGTATCCTAACTATGACTCTTGGATGTGGTCTAGTGATATGAAAGAGAAAGCTAAAAAAATATGGAGCGATAAATAGTGACAGAAAAAATAGATGAACTTAAAAAATCTATAGAAACTATGGAAAAAGAGTTAGCTGAAGCTAAAAAAGCTTATCGTGAAATGAAAACGAAAAGTTTAAGAGAGGCTATGGAAGCTAAGAAGTTGGCAGATGAAGCAGTCAAAGAAGAACTAAGAGCACTTGGCTACACATCAACTGCTACTAATTTTAATTGGTATTGGAGAGACTTAACGTAGTGTCTCCTCACAGAGCGTATCGCAACGCATTGAAGAATGGGTATAGGAGTGGCTTAGAGCATAAACTTTCTCTCTATCTTAAAAGTCTAAAGTATAAATTTGCATACGAGACTATAAAAATAGAGTGGCAAGACTTAGCTTATCGCACCTATACTCCAGACTTCATACTTAAAAACGGAATAATAATAGAGACAAAAGGTAGGTTTATAGCTGCCGATAGAAGAAAACACATTGCTATAAAAAAGCAACACCCATCTTTAGATATTAGATTTGTTTTTGAAAATAGTAGAAACAAACTTAGAAAAGGTGCTAAGTCAACCTATGCACAGTGGTGCATCAAGTATGGCTTTCGTTATTACGATAGAATAATACCTGAAGATTGGCTAAAAGAAAAGGGTAAGGATAGACACCCAAAGTTTATCAAGTACAATGGAATTAAAATAAAATAGGGAGACTACATATGAAAGATAGACAAGGCAAACCACCAGGAAGAGATGATTTTTTCTTAGTAGTGAGTCCAAAAGTGGATGATGAAAATAGATGGATTGGTGATTTTCACGTAAATATAATTACTCAGAATGATAATCAACTACATAGAGAAGACTTTTTAGCGATCATGGATTACGTAAGATATACTGCGGCCTCATTGTCATTAATGGACACTAATCCTAGATATAAAGAGATGTTGGAAGAACAAGCAGATATGTATTTACCTAGAGATGAAATTAAAAAGTCGTTGAAAGATGTTAAAACTGATGGTAATGTCATAAGAGTTGATTTTACAAACAAAGAGTAACACGTTGAGGCATTTAGAATATATGAAAATGAAAGCAAAACAAGCATCAGAACAGTCTGATAGTATAGAGATACAAGACATGGTAAATAGTCCACCACATTATAACAAAAGTGGTATAGAGTGCATTGAAGCTATCAAAGCTATGACTGGTGACGGATTTAAATTTTATTTACAAGGGAATATTATGAAATATCTTTGGAGATACCTATATAAAAACGGTGTAGAAGATCTAAAAAAAGCAAAGTGGTATCTTAGTGAGCTTATAGACAACGTTGAGGAAGATGATACAACTTAAAGTTTTGTGTACTATTATTGTAGACGAAGAAGAATACCCAATACCTGCAGATGGCAAGGTTGAGATTGAAGTAGAGGATTACTTACAAGATGTGTTTCATGACATGGAAGGTTTGAAAGTAAAAAGTTTGAAAGTTATTAGGAGTGACAGATGAATAATTATTTACCAACAGATTATCAAAATTTTATTGCATTGTCTCGTTATGCAAGATGGAAAGATGACGAGCAAAGAAGAGAGACATGGTTGGAGACTGTGGATAGATATTCTGACTATATGGAAAAACATCTAAAAAGTAAGCATGGGTATGATCTTACAAAAGCTCTGAAAGAAAAACTAAACAATGCTATTGTGTCCTTGGGTGTTATGCCTAGTATGAGAGCACTGATGACTGCTGGTGTAGCTTTAGATAGATGCCATGTCGCAGGATATAACTGTAGCTATATACCTGTTGATAGTCCTCGTAGCTTTGATGAATGTATGTATATACTTATGTGTGGAACTGGAGTAGGCTTTTCTGTTGAAAGAGAGAATGTAGACAAACTACCTATAGTCAATGAACACTTTGAAGATAGCACTACAGTTATATCTGTTGCAGATAGCAGACCTGGATGGGCGAAAGCTTTGCGAGAGATGATTGCTATGTTGTATGTAGGACAGATACCTAAATGGGATGTCTCACAAGTTAGACCAGCAGGTGCTAGATTAAAAACATTTGGTGGTAGAGCATCAGGTCCTGCTCCACTAGAAGATCTATTTAAGTTTTGTATTGAGAAGTTCAAGGCCGCAAAAGGTAGAAGACTCTATCCTATAGAGTGCCATGATATCATGTGTAAGATAGGAGAAGTTGTGGTTGTTGGTGGTGTAAGACGTTCTGCACTTATATCTCTGTCTAACTTAGGCGATGATCAAATGCGTCATGCTAAGTCAGGTCAATGGTGGGAGAACGAAGGACAGAGAGCACTAGCTAATAACTCTGTAGCTTTCAAAGGTAAACCTGAGATGGGTACATTCATGAGAGAGTGGACTGCTCTGTATGAATCTAAGTCAGGAGAGCGTGGTATCTTTAATCGTCAATCTGCTAAAGTAAAAGCAAGTGAGAATGGCAGAAGAGATGACAACTACTACTTTGGTTGTAATCCTTGCAGTGAGATCATACTTAGACCATATCAGTTCTGTAATCTTACTGAAGTTGTTGCACGTGAAACAGATGATATAGTATCTCTAAAAGACAAAGTTCGCATGGCTACAATCTTAGGCACGTTTCAGTCTACATTAACTGACTTTAAATACTTACGTAAAGTATGGAAAGATAATACAGAAGAAGAAAGACTACTAGGTGTATCTCTAACAGGCATACTTGACTGCCCTGTTTTATCGCCTGACAACAGTAACCTAGAATCTAACTTAGAAATACTAAGAGCAGTTGCAGTAGAGACTAACAAAAAGATAGCCAAAGACTTAGGTATCCCACAGTCAACTGCTATCACTTGTGTTAAGCCTAGTGGTACAGTGTCTCAGCTAGTTGATAGTGCGAGTGGCATACATGCTAGACACAATCCATTTTATATACGAACTGTACGTGGTGATAACAAAGACCCACTCACACAGTTTATGAAAGAGGCAGGCATACCTACAGAGCCTGATGTCATGAAGCCTAATAGTGTATCTGTATTTAGTTTTCCGATGAAGTCACCGACTAATGCTATTACTAGAACTCAAATGACTGCTATAGAGCTC